CCCTGCCCTCCGCGGCTTCCAGGAGCAATGGGAAGGCACCCTGCAATTTCTAGGCGTTGCCCCACGTGACACTCTGAAGACAGCCTGGGCCCCTTTGTTCAGAAGGGCTCGCCTCGGTCTGACTCCGGAAGAAGAGTTGGCAATCCTTGTCGGTTCCAACCCGAAGGCGATGCACGTAGACGGGGTCGACCCAGACGACGAGCAACATCTCATGTTTCTGCTTGAAAAGATAGGGCGGAAGAAGGGTCTTGATGTCAGTGGCTTGGTCTTGGAACCCGTCCGGGACCCCTACATTCCAGCGAGAGCTAGAATGGCTGCCCATGAGCGAGACTTGGCTGACAGCCGCCTCCGACCAACCATCACACCGGACGGCCAAGTTGACGAACGCGCAGCTGCGCTTATCAAGGAATTCGGCCGTAACGGTGTCGACGGAACATGGTTCGCGAGTGGTGAGAGGATCGCCAAGTCTGTGTCGAGGTATACAGTCGCTCCTTGCAAAAGCACGGCACAAGCCAGGGCGCTAATGTTTCAGGCAGTTGACGCGATGGAGGAGAAATGGCCAGACCGCTTCAAGAACTGGCAAATGACACGCCCGTCCGCCCTTGCGAAGTACATCAAAATGGCTTACTCACCGGGTTGGCCTTTCATACCTACTTACAAGGATCGGGCCGAAGTCTGGGAGTCCGGATGGGGAGGGGCTATCGCGGAGGCCGCTAAAGCGTACCTTGAGGCAGGTTTCTACCCCAACATCCACTGGCATGCCTTCCACAAGATGCAGGTGATCGACGCAGACAAGCTGCTAGCGGGGAAGGATCTAAGGACCGTCGTGGCACAAGATCTGACCACTTCGTTCATCGACCACGCCCTACTGCTAGAAGCCAGTAAGCGCCCGCTGGGCGCAAACCATGACTGGGTGATTGGGGATGCCCTCACCGAGGCCGGGCTCAGGCCTCACTTCGAGGCTGTTGCAGCACGCCGCGAGAAATTGATGATTGATGCCGTTGAGCACGACAGCCGTCTATCCCCGCTCTTGTTTGAAGGCAGTGCCGAAATGGCGAGGCGTGGCTACAGGTGGGCCAATTCTCCAGCAATCAACTCAGTGATCACGCAGCGTTACGCCAGGATACAGACTGGTTCGATCCATGTGCTCCAATCAGGGGCCACTGTTTCAAAGCTACGTGGTGGTGGCACTGGCCAGTCTCGTACAACATTTGACAACACTGAGGCCTTTGAACTCGCCTTGGTAGCGTCATGGGCCGCATCCACAGGGAAGCCAGTCCGCACCTTCTGGGACGAGGTAACCATCAGGGTAGCAAGTGACAACGGGATGATCGGCTACGACGACGCCAACCTAGATTTGGTGGATTGGATGACGACCTGTCGCGAGATGTTTGGTGTCGAGGTCGGCTACGAGCAGCTAGCCCGCGGCGACGCACTTGAGTTCCTGGGGAAATTGGCCGTTCCTGGTGAGCAATTTGCGCACGAGTACAGAGCGAGGGCATTACCCGTGCCAGAACTCGCCGTCGTACATGATGTTAGATTGCTCGCCATGCGGCGGGCCGGCATGATGGCCCGGCTGTCCGCGGCTCCTCTCGACGAGCACCTACGTGGTCGTATCAATCGTACGGGCGGGCATGCTGCACTAACCGCTCACATACCGAGCTGGTACGACAGGCTTGCCCACGACTGGATGGAAGATGTAGCTCTTTTGATGCATCTGAAACCCGCTGAGGTCAAATTCCTCGTCACTGCTGATGAGAATGGCTACATCATGTCCGCTGACCTCGACCCTGCCTGGGTGCCACCAAGCTCTCACGCGCTGCAGACGTCCCGGTGGGTCAAGAAGCAAGGGAAGCTGCTTTCATATGATCAAATATGGGACATCCACACTCGTGATCCAGACCACAGGCAGCCCCTACGGAGGCACAAGAAAGTTCTTGACCTCCGTGCCTCGATCGCGAAATCCATTTTGTACACCAGCCGGATCGAGCGGACTGCTGAGACATTCAAAGCGCTTTTCCCGACTTGGCTGGCTCGAATGGCTGTGGATAAGAGCATTCAGCCCATCGTCACGGCCATCAGCACCAATGATTACCGCCTTGAGCGGTGGATATGGGTCATGATCAGAGAGACGAGCCCCGACCTGGAGGTAGCCTGGGCCGACTGGGAGGCCATGAACAAAGTAAGTCCTTTCTCTGGCGTTGTCGACGCCCCTGGCTTTCGTTTCTGGATCGAGAACCAAGGTGGGGCCGACCAGCTGCAAGATGACAGTGCCGACACTCTGGGTGGTTACGCGATTCTCCTGGTTGCGAACTATATCATAATCAACTTTGTGGCCCGGAATGTGGGCCGAGGGTCCTGGTTTACAGTCTTTGTGTCGGCGTTCATGTTCTACAGTACCGACCTGGTCAGGTTGTATAGCGTCCTTGGTCTAGCGTACTGGTTGGCTACTGCAAGCTCTAGTGGCATCATTTCTTCGTTGGTCCCGCGAGACCCCTACTGGATCCCGAAAAGACTGGCTCACATCATAGCAGCCATGATCCCTGATGCCATTGTGGCGGCCATCCCTTGGCGCTTGATGACAGCCTGGTTACCTGGTATCACCACCTGGCTCGCCCAAGTCCGACAGGTGTGGCCCGGTCAACGGGATCTGGCCTCAGCACTCCGCCGCAGCTGCCGTGAGGAATGGCAGAGAACTGCAGACGAGGTGGTTGCGTCAATGGGCACTGATCGGAAAATCGGCAATGTATCGGCCCCGACATCGGCGGGCAAGTCGACAGAATTCCTAGCCTGCTTGGTCGTCGCTTTGGCAGGTCTGGCCCGTCGCAGAAGACCCGTGTGGCTCATCATGCCCACCCGGCTCAACGTCTCCACCTATCATAACCCATGGCTCCCCGAGGGCTATGAGATCGTTGAAAAAGGTGGAACACCCAGATGCTTGAAGTCAATCACTGTGATGACTTATGGTCAGTTACTTGCGCATGCCCAATTGGCGAGAGAAACCCAACCATTGCTTTGCTTTGATGAGCCACACCTGGCGAAGCCAGAAATGATCGAGGCGGCACGCATGTTTGAGAGATATCACACCATTTTCCTCTCGGCCACCCCACGTAGCGATGTTTACCCAGCTATAGGCCGCATGCTCAAGGTTAACATTGCCCGAGGAGGGCTAGTACGCGAGCGAATCGTAGCGGGTTCTCTAGACTTAGCGCTTCAAGTAGGACTGGAGGAGTGCAAGCGTCTCAACAGCCGAATGATGGTCCAAGTGGTCGGCCGAATTGAAGCCGAGAGGCTCGCTGAGGCCCTGACGAAAGGAGGGAATGCCACAGCAGCGGTCTCCGCCTTGTCTAGGGACATCCCTTCTGGCGTGCATATTGTCGGCACGGCTGTTGTCGGCGTCGGCGTAAACGTACGTCCGGCGCCAGCAGTCGGGGTGACGTCTGGAGTCGAGCTAGTCGAACACCGCGGAGAGATGAGGTTGCAACATACGACGGCTAGCACCGATCTTCAGCAAAGCGGTCGATACGGGCGTGACGGCGAGGCAGTATTCATCAAGCCGCCACTTGCAGGCACCGGTGAGGAGGGCCTGCCTTACCCAAACTGGCGCCTCTACACCTCCAGCATGGTGGCGAATGCCAACTTCAACAGAGTGTACGGGTTGGTTTTGCAGATCAGTCAGGAGGACCCTGTTAGTGACCTGCGCTGCGGCACTGGTTACGATACGACCCGGATAGGCGTGATTGGCCACGTAAGCAACGACCTGATTGACAGTCTGAAGGCCTTTTACAAATTCCTCACCGTGTCGGCCGACTTCGCATCGGCCATGCACGCGTATTCCAAATGGCGCCTGCACGGATTGATGGCTGTCGGCACCGAGCAGATCACCTCAGAGCTCAGACAACTGAGGAGAGGAAGCATGAGCCCACAGGTGGCATTAATGCCTTATCTGGATGGAAAGCCTTATCGAACGAGGATCAACGGTTTTAATCTCAGTCACTGCGGGCTAAGGCTCCAGGGCTATGATGCCGTCCCGATGGCATGAGGGCCACGGGCGGGTTGGACCGTGGCCTCGTATCAACAGGGCAGAGGTCCATGACTGAGTTTGAAGGCGCGATTGGAGGTGGCATGGGTTCAAGTTACCGGTTGCTTCACTTAACACGCCAAAGTCTCAGAATTTTGAACGTTTTAATTTCTTTTTCTTTATTTCTTTCTTTTAATTTCTTTTTCTT